GGCATGGCTGGCGGCAAGCTGGCTGCGCCGGGCGCGCTTGCTGCGGTAGACGAATATCATCCGCCGTTCTATTCCGCCGTCGAGCGTGCCGTGCAGGGCGCCAAGCAGAACACCGCGCCGGGGCAGCAGTGGGCAGGCTACCTGCGCAATCAGCCGGGCGTGAAGCCAGAGGAAGTGGAGGCGCTCAAGCTGGGCGACCTGTTCAGCCAGACCGGCGCGGTATCGAAGCAGTCGCTACTGGATCAGATCGCCGCCAACAAGGTGAATGTGGGCGAGACTACGTTTGGCCAAAGTGCAAAGACGATGGACGCTATTGCCAAAGACCTTGGTTATGGTGGGTGGCGTTCTTCTCTCACTGACGCTCAAAAGGCGGAAGTAAATGCGGCTTATGACGCGCAAGGTGCGCGGGCTGGGACTAAATTCTCCCAATACACCCTCCCCGGCGGCGAGAACTACCGCGAGATGCTGCTGACGTTGCCGCAGAAAATATCAAAGGGAGAGACGCGACTAAACGAGATCAACAGTCGGCTGGATGAGATCAGCCAGATGCGTGCGTCCGAGCATGCTGCGCATCCAGAGCTTCGCGACGAGTTTGACCGTCTCAATGCCGAGCGCAGACCGTTAATGGCGGAATATCAAGCAATGCAGGCAAATGACTTTAAATCCTCCCACTTCGACGAACCCAACATCCTCGCGCACGTCCGCACCAACGACCGCATGATAGACGGCAAGAAGACCTTGTTTGTCGAGGAGGTGCAGAGCGATTGGCATCAGAAGGGCAAGAAACAAGGGTACGCCACAGACGAGCCTCTCAAGTGGAGCGATCCTCGCGTCATCACATCTGACGGGACCAAGATGTGGAGCGCGAACGACAGAAACGGATATGAATATCATGTGAGGCAAGACCCTGACGGAAAGTTTTACGGCATTGCTCAAAATGTCAACGCAACTCCGCAGGGCGTTTACACGCTGCACGAAGCCCAGACGGCGGCAGAACGCTACATCAGCCATCGCGGTGGCGGCACGGTCCCCGACGCCCCATTCAAGACCACATGGCCCGATCTCGCCATGAAGCGCGTCATCCGCGAGGCAGCGGAGAAGGGCTACGACAAGGTGGCGTGGACGCCGGGCAGCGTGCAGGCGGATCGGTATGATCTGAGCAAGCAACTCAAGGAACTTCAATATTTGAAAAACGAGGATGGCACCTATCAGATCGCCGGGACGACGACAAAGGGAGATGGATTTAATCATCCGGATAATGTGCCTGCCGACAAGTTACCGGATGTTGTCGGCAAGGAAATGGCTGAGAAGATTATTAATAATGAAGGCAAGCGAGCCAGAGGACATCCATCAAATGGCGGATACTTCGATGGTGTTGATCTCAAAATCGGCGGCGAAGGCATGAAGGGCTTCTATGATGAAATCCTGCCCGCCACGGTCAACAAGCTGGTGAAGAAGCATGGCGGGAGGGTGCGGCAAGAGGCATTTGACAGGCCGCCAGAAATGTCAACTGTCGGTCAGGTTGTGCCGCAGGAAGGCGGCGGTTGGAAAATACAGTGGGATGATGGGACATTCTCAAGGCGTTACGGCAATAGAAATAATGCCGAAGTGGCCATGAGAATGCGCGTTGAGAGGATTGCAAGACAGAACACAGAGCCGCAACAAACCGTCCACACCCTCGACATCACGCCATCACTGCGCGCGGCGGCCATGAAAGGCTTTCCATTGTTTACCGCAGGCGGCATTGTTGCCGGTGGCGCGATGGGTGACTTGGCCGCACAGGATCAATATCCGCAACCATAGGAGGCCAGCATGGCCCAAGACGAACTGACTGCTGCTCACGTTAGCCCGACACCGCCTACCAACATGCTCAATGTCTTTGGCGGCACGCCGCCGACCACCGCAGGCTTGGCATTTACCGACGATGGCGCGGCGGGTGCGCAGAATGCCGTGGTCGCAGCCAGCAACGGCGCCTTGCACGAAGCGGCTGGCGCCATCACCACTGTTACTGCGGCGAGCGCCAACCCAAGCGCCTACGGCCAGTTGCAGATGATTTCGACGCTGGGCGCCTATACCAGTAACCCAAACGCGGATCACGCATCCGGCAAGGCCCCGTCAGTCAACGCCACGATCGGCTCTCTGGCTCCGGCAGCCCCGGTCGGCAACGGCGGCACCACAACGCTGACGGTCACTGGCACCGGGTTCCAGCCCGACAGCGTAGTCAACATCGCTGGTGTGCCGCAGCAGACCCAGTACAACAGCGCGACTTCGCTGGCCGTCCTTAACGCTCCCAAGCGAACCTCCGCCGGTACCTCTGCTATCACTGTCACCACCGGCGCCTACACAACGGCGGCAACCAACTGGACGTTCTCATGAGCATCAAAAGCATCAACGAGCCGCTGGGACCGGGCCGGACGACGATGGTCCTCCCTGCCTCCATCAACGAGCCGCCGTCGGTTGACGATTTGCCGCCGGACGCAATCCCCGAGCCGACCATCACTTCGCTGTCACCGGACGGCGCAGTGTTGGGCGAACCCAGCTTCACGATGTTCGTCTCCGGCGCCAACCTGTTCGCCCAGAGCGTTATCGTGTTTGCCGGGCAGGACGAGCCGACGACGCTCAACGCCGACGGAACGCTCTCAACCGGCATCAACATGGATGTCTGGCATGGGCCAGATACCGTACAGGTCAGCGTCAAGAACGGCAGCAAGTCGAGCAACGAACTACCGTTTACGTTCGCTGAAGCGGCGGCGAGGTCGGCGCACAAGCAGAGGAGAGAAAGATGATTGGCGATCCAGAGACACCACCGGACACCACCAACACGCCCGAAAGCATCAACGAGCCGGAAGGATCAAACGTGGTCCCTCCTCCCGAGCAACCGCCACCCGAGCAGGCTCCTGCCTCTCGCAAGGCGCAAATCAGCGATGATGACGATGACGACGAAAGAAGCTCCAAACGAAAAGGCCGGAAATAGCATTACGGACGAGGAATTTACCGCACTTACCGGACTAATCCCCGGCAAGGCTTATAATGCGGAAGATATTCCGCGCATACAGGAGGAGGCTATGGCAAAAGGCTTGATGCCCAGACCTCCAAAGCGGGATGTTTCTCGTGAAACAAAAGCTAGTGGAAGTTGAGCCGGGGAAATGGAGATCAGATCGACTATCGATCGCGCCTGCGCGGTCTGATCTCCCGCGTCCTAACGTCATTAGCGACATCATGGAGCCGACTGAGCAGGTGGATGGCCGATTTTATACCTCGAAGGCGGCGTTTCGTGCCACCGGACGAGCACTTGGGCTTACTGAAGTCGGCAACGAGAAGGTCAAGCCAAAGCAAAGGGCGTCAGCGGGCCGCGAAGAAAAAACACGAAGGCGGGAAACGCTGAAAATAGCGCTGGAGAAATACAAGGCGGGACATCGTGCCAAGCACGTCCCCTAAGCAGAAAAAGTTCATGCGGATAGCGGCGCATGACGCCGAGTTCGCTGCAAAGGCTGGCATCAGCCAGTCGGTGGCGCGCGACTTTTACCGTGCCGACAAGCGCCGCGACACGATCAAGAAAGCGATCCGCAAGGTACGAAACGGGAATTGATCTAAATCAATGAGCCAGCCGCTCAGACCGGCACAGGAGGTTTCATGTCCGACACTAACATCACACCACCGGCACCAACATCAGCGCCGTCAGCACCAGCAGCAGCACCAGCGCCAGCCGCCAACGAGGTGGTGATTGACCCAAACCCCACCAGATCGCCTGCCCCGGTAGGCCCGCAGGCGCCTGAAAAGCCGGTGGGAGATCTCGAAGGCGGTAAAGGTCGACCAGAGAGCCGACGCGAGAGCATCAAGAAGGCGTTCGATCGCGCCCGCGACCCCGAGACCAAGGAGATCGCGCCAAAGAAGCGCGGCATGGGCGACAACAATCCGCCCGAGGCTATGGAAACCGATAAGGCCAAGCCTGATCAGAAGGGCGATCGCTATCGCGAGGGCGGTCGCTTTGCCAAGAAGCCGGATCCGGCTGCGGAGGCGCGTTCTCCAGACCAGCAAGCGCCAGACGTCGCAGGTCGTAAGCCCGTATCACCGCTTCCCGAAACTGCGCCCTATAGAGAGCCGCCACCGCGCTTCTCCGAGCGCGGTAAGCAGGAATGGGCAACAGCGCCAGAAAGCGTGCGTGGCGAAGTCTACCGAATGGCGAAGGAGTTCGAGGGCGCATACCGGCAGTACCGTGGCGACCATGAGGAGATGAACACCATACGCCATTTCCACCAGATGGCGGGTGAGCACGGCACGACGCTGGCGAGGGCGCTAAACAATTACGTCAGCATGGAGCAGAAGCTGCGGCAGGATCTCATTGGCGGGCTGGATGTCATCGTCAACAATTTGAATTTGCGGACGCCCGAAGGCCAGAAGCTGACACTGCGCGATGTTGCCTATCATATCCTGAGCCAGAACCCCGAGCAGCACCGGCTGGTGCAGCAGGGTAACGCGCAGCAGGCGCAGACGCACCAGATTGGCCAGCTTCACCAGATCGTTCAGTCTCTTGCGCAAAACGTGCAGCAGATGCAGACTGAGAAAGTATTCGGTCAGACCCGGTCAGCCGTGGATCAGTTCGCTGACACGCATCCGAGGTTTGACGAATTAGGCAGCGCAATCGAGCAGGAAGTTAATCTGGGTTTCGATCTTGAGACCGCCTACCAACGTGCTGATCGATTGTATCCATCTAAACACGCGGCTCAGACCCGCAGCACACCGGCTCAGACCCGATCCGACAAGTCAATCCACGGTGCCCCTGACAGTAGCGCCTCAAACGCGCCGTCACGCCGAGGTGACAAACCGATTGGCCGACGCGAAGCCATATCCAACGCAATAAAGCGGGTGAATGGCGGCGTCTAATCTGAGGACGACGCGATGCCTAATATCAATACCAATGCTGCTTATCAGCAGATCCTGTCGATGGCGCTCGAAGAGCGTTCGTCTAGCTACCAAGATCTTGTCTCTAACAACAATGCCTTGCTCGCCGTGATGCGGCGCAAGGGTTTGTGGCAGACTTATTCTGGCCCGCGTATTCGCCAGACGCTGCAAATCGGCAAATCTGTCGCGCAGTGGTACAGCGGTTACGATCAGTTGCTGAACCCAGCGATCGACATCTTCAACGATGCTTATTTCGATCCCAAAATGGTGGTCGTCCCCGTCATCCTGTCCATGCAAGAGATCCTGAATAACGAGGGCGAGAACCAACTCATGGACGTGTACGACAGCTACATCGACGCTGCCGAACGCGCTCTTGAGGATACGATGGACGCCGGTATCTACTCTGATGGCGCCGCCAACGGAGGCAAGCAGATTACTGGCCTCGCTACTGCCGTGCCGATCGTAACCAACACCGGCACATATGGCGGCATCGATCGTTCCAATGCGATCTGGCAGACCAAGACCTACGATGCGCAATCTGCGGTCACCGCAATCGGAACGCAGGTATCGTCAACAACCGTCAGGCCGTTCCTCAACTACATCATGACCAAGCAGTCACGCGGCAAGGACTACGCCGACCTGCTGATCATGTCGCCCGAGCATTACGCGGCCTACGACGCGGCGACTGTCGCTATCCAGAGGCAGACCAACGAGACTTCGCTGGGCAAGCTGGGCTTCTCTTCAGTCGAGTATATCGGTGGCGGCAAGCGTGCCGAGATCGTGCTCGATGGCGGCATTGGCTCCAACATGCCAGCGAACACGACATTCGGTCTCAACACAGACAGCCTGCGTCTGCGCTATCACCCGAACAGGAATTTCGACAACCTGTTCGATGGTGACGGCATGATGCCGATCGACAAGGATGCCATTGCGCAGTTCATTGGCTGGATGGGCGAGTTGACCATGGTCAACCCGATGTTCAACTGGCGCTTCTACGACAGCAACCCAGCCACATAACTTCGGAGGCAACCCCGAAGAAACTGGAGCCGTTACCGTCACCAGTCCCAAAACAGGTGTCCCTAATCCCCGGTAGCGGCTCCAGACCTTCCCCAATCCCTCAGACGGAGAATTGACAATGCCTATGCGAGACCCAGACGACGCACTCGTGGCGATATTCAAGCACCATGCGATCAAGAACGAAGGAAAAAGCATCAAAGAGGGCCGACCCATTTACGATGACATGGAAATTGTCGAAATCCGTTTTGCCGGTTCGCGGAGTGTGTCGGTGTTCCCAGCGATGGCGTTCTCGCACTGGAAGAATGATCCTGACACCGGCGAGCAAACTAAAGTGACTTACGCCGAGCGGTTCCCTCGCCAGTATCGCCAGTTCAAGGAGCAAACAGCGCAGACCAAGGCCGGTACGCCGCTTGGACATGCGCCGTTTCTCACCGAGGCTCGCCGGGCCGAACTTCGCGCTCTCAACATCTACACTGTGGAGGCGCTGGCACACGTCGACGGGCAGGAACTGAAAAACCTTGGCCACGGTGGCCGCGAACTCAAAAACAAGGCGCAGGAATATATCGCCGAGAGCAAGCAGAACGCTCCCAACATGGCAATGGCCGCAGAACTCGAAGCGCTCAAGGCCCGCAATGCCGTGCTTGAGGATGACGCCAAGGCGAAAGCAGAAAAGAGCGCCGAGCCTTTCGATGACATGACGCTCGACATGCTGCGCGATTTTATTCAGACGAATACTGGCCATGCGCCGCATGGTTCGATCAATCGCAAGACACTCGTGCGGATGGCGACCGAGGCGCAACGAAAGGCTGGCTGATGACGATCCTGTCGGTGGTGAAGGATGTCTGTCTGAGCGTTGGCGTCACCGTGCCGACATCAGTCTTTTCCGGCATCACCGCAGATCGCACCATGCAGGAGATGGTGTCTCTCGCCAACGAGATGGCGCAGCGCATCTGCTATGACACGCGCGAGTGGACGAAACTGAAAGCGCAATGCGTGCTCGTTGGCGATGGCGTCAAGACTGCCTTTGACCTACCGGCAAATTTCAAGCGCATGCTGCTCACGGCGCAGGTCTGGCGATCGCCGCAGACTATGGCGCCCATGCTTTTCATTCCAGATGCCGACGAATGGATGCAGCGTCGTATGCGGGGCTATTATGATAGCCGTGGCGAATGGACGATGATGGGCGGGCAGATGCTCATCGAGCCTGTGATGGGTGTGGGTACTACCTCGCGATTTGCCTATCTCACCAAGAACTGCATCGCATTAAGCGGCAGCGGTTTCGGCGAAACATTTCTTACGGATAACGACAGTTTTACGCTCGATGAGCGCCTGCTCAAGCTGGGGATGATCTGGCAGTGGAAGGCTTACAAGGGGTCACCTTACACCGAGGACATGGGCAGCTATGGCGATGCACTCGTGCTCG